ATCGAATAGCTTTATATTCTAAAATTGCTTCAGAAGCTTTCTCTCGCCTAGAAAAAGCTTTAAAATCTCTAGGTTTGACCAAAGACCAACGTAAAGATGAACAGACCGATAAAAACGCAAACATTGCCACACTATCAGTTTCATTAGATAAAAAACTTAAAGGATTACAGGCAAGGCGGGAGCTTGAAAAACAAGAAGAGATTGAAGGCTTACAACGTAAGTTTTTAAGAGGAGATGTTTTTCCCGTTGATGGAATTGATAGGGCACTACACAACAGAGTTCCAGAGATGTCTGAGATAGATAAAATCATTAAAGAAGTAGATGAAGGGGAGATTACTTAATTTGTCAGCTACTGGCCGTTTAATGAAAAAAGAATTGTTCGAATTAACTCCTGGCGAACAACTTGTAGATTTCTATAGAAAAAATCCAGATATTGCAGCCGAAGAACTTTTTGGATTTAAACTTATGTGGTTCCAGCGGATTGCTTTAAGAGAGATGTGGTTTAAACCTTTTTGTTGTTTAAATATGAGCCGTGGGGTTTCAAAAAGCTGGATGTTCTGTTTATTTGCCTGTTTGTCTGCAATGTTATATCCTGAATGTCAAATTGGAATAATTGCTCAGACTTATCGACAAGTAAATAAGTATATGTTTCCAGAAATAAAGAAATGGCAAAAACAATGTCCATATTTTGCTGCCTGCGTAGATGGGAAAATAAGTATAGGAACTAATGGTTGCATTGCTTATTTTAAAAATGGAAGTTTTGTTGAAGGCCTGCCAACTGGAGATGGAAGCACCATTAGAGGAAGACGTTATCACAAACTCTTAGTAGACGAATATGCACAAGTAGACGAAAAGGTTGTTAAAGAAGTTCTAAGGCCCATGTTAAATATTGAAGTTCAAGGAAGAGACAATCAGTATCATATTGCCAGTACTCCTTATTACAAATGGAATCACTACTGGGGCCAATATCTTCACGTAGTTAAAATGTGCATTTTGGAGCCACAAAATTATGGCTTAATTGAATTCGATTGGCGAGATATTAATGAAACACCTGTTAGCAAAAGTATGCCCAAGCTTCCATTTGTTGCAAGCGAAGCTATTTTAGAGATGCAGAGAAATGACATGACGGAAGAACAGTTTGCTATGGAAAACCTTGCTAGATTTCCAGAGGAATCATCAAGTTTCTTTTCATCTAAACTAGTTGATTTTGCTTCTCCTAGAAAACATCCGGGGCCAATTAATATAAGACTTCATGGAACAAAAACTGGTGTTTATGGAATCGGAATAGACGTAGCAAGAGTTTCAGATAATTTTTGCATTTCTGTTATTCAGGAAATAGAAGGAAGACGAAAACTTATAAACGTGAAGACATTAAATCGTGCAACATATCAAGAAATGCATTCTTTAGTTCGCCAGACTTTAATAGATTTCCCTGCTTGTATTATAGGTATCGGAGCCGGTGGTGGTGGGTTAACTATGAGAGATTTATTAGCAGATCCTTGGATAGATCCCAAAACTGACAAAATTCATCCTCGCATATTAGACACAGGAGAGGAAACTCATAAGTATTTAGATGGAATTAGAATAGTTCATATGGTTCAAGAATCTAATCCTTTAAATGACACTATGTATACTTGTTTAAAGTCTGATATGGAACACGGAAGATTTATGATGCCTTCTCCTCGTTACTTATCTGGTGTTGTAGATTTATCTCCACCAGAAGAAGAAGTATTAAAAGAAATTATTAAAACTCAAAATGAAATGTTAAAAATTCAATGCTTAGAAACACCTCATGGTAGAAAATTTGACGTGCCAAATAAAAAAAGAGATACTAAAGATAGAGTAACGGCCTGTGTTATAGCCAATTATCTTTTATCTCAAGCAGGTAGAACTTCAATAGAAGAAGATAATTCATTCATAGGCTGCTGGGCTTAAAGGGAGAGAGAGGAAATGCCAAGAAAAAAGAAAAGTGATATTGTTCAAATTGACAGAACAGACGGAAAAATTATAGAGGTTCCGGCAGGAATGGAATTTATTAAGGATAAAAATAATGAGATAAAAGGAGCCGTAATTCGCAAAAGCAATCCCGTAGCTAGTCAATTTTTAAGAAACAGTAGGGATTATGCTATTGGTGGAGATGATACAATTCATCAACAAATTAAACTTTGTAAAACAATGTATTACAAAGAAGGAATTGTAGGAACGGCTATTGATACTTTTGTTGATTATGGAAACAAAGGATTTGAATTAGAAGACGTTAAAGATTCAAAAGAAAAAGATATTATTCAATATTGGCTAGATAATTTAAATAAAGATAATATGAATGTTGAGCAGGGGATTAAGCCATTCACTGGCGAATTAATGTTAGAGTATTGGCAATCAGCAAATGCTTTCCCATATATAACTAGTGAGAGAATAAATTCAACAGAGATCTCTAGTAAAAATATTCGTGGCAAAAAACTTATGTTACCAATGAATATTTATCTTATGAATCCTCTTTTTATTCACATACCTGAAATACCTTTTGCTTTTGCTGACAAAGAAATTCTAATTAGACTTGAAAGTAATTTTACTTCTAGCTTAATGGATAGAGATGATATCCTAAAACATTTTCCTCTTGATATAGCTAACAAAATTAAAAATTCTCAAGGTCGTGCAATAGATATTGCATTGCCTAAAGAAAATATTTATCACATTAAAAGAAAATCATTAAGCTATCAAGTTTGGGGAACCCCATATTTGGTACGTGCATTTTCAGACCTAGCTAGAAAGAAAAAACTTCAAGCATTAGATGAATCAACTATTGAAGGATTGATTAATAGTATTATTGTTTTCAAAATTGGTGATCCCAATAATCCTCTAACCTGGAGACAAGAAAAGGTTCTTAATTTTTCTTCTCTAATTAATAATCCAGATGCAGGCTCCAATATTCTATGTTACACCCCAGATGTGGACTATATCCAAGTGGAACCAAAGGGCGATGTTTTAGCATTTGATAAAAAATATCAGCAAGTAGATAAAGGTATTCTTCAGGCAATCGGAATGCCAACCGTTCTTTTAAGCGGAGAAGGAATGGGTAGTGACAATACTGAAAACGTATGGGTTTCTATTTCCACTTTAGTTGAAAAAATTGAAAGCTGTAGAGATCAGATTGGAAACTATCTAAAATGGGTTATTAGAACTAAGATTATAGAGGAAAATAACTTAGATATTAAAAATATGCCTGAACTTCGCTGGAAGAAAATTAATCTCAAAAATGAAAAAGAATTCAGGGATTTTGTTCTTGGACTTTATGATCGTGGAATCTTACCTATAGAGACAACCGTTACTGAATCTGGCTATAGCTGGGAAGAAATTTGCATAAAACGTGCCGGAGAACTAACGGATAAAATCTTTGGTCATTCCTACGAAGAGGTATTCACTAGAAGAGATATAGCTTTCTCAGCCCCAGGTGAACCGGCACCAGGAAGTAAAGGTGGAAAAGGAAGGCCCACAAAAACAAATCAAAAGCCTAAGAAAACTACACCTTCTAACGCCATAAGTAAGAAGCCAAAGGTTAAGTCTGGTATTTTTGAAGACTCTAAACCAATTATTTTAAATGAGTTAGAGGTCTTAGCTGAAGAATGTAAATTGGGCAATGGCGACTCTGATCTCTATATTATAGGTAGATTTGAAAGAATGTCTGATATCTTAAAAAACTCATGTGAAATAAACAATACAGAGTTCGAGTCTATTAAAAATAAACTAGACGATATTAAAGATGAGCTAAATATTAGGATTGAACAAGCCCATGAGTCCAAAGACAAATTCTTGAAAGAAGCTATTTTAGACAAGGCATTTTCCAGTTTAAACTCTTCTTTTGATGCCATTTTGGACCTGTAAAATTTATAAATCATTGAAAATAAAAGAATAATGTATGTGTAAACGTAAAAGGAGAAATAATGTCTGAAATCAACATTCTTGGAACAATACGCAAGATTGGCGATGAATATTGTTTGTTTTTCTCGGACGGCAGAAAAGAATGTTTCCCCTCTAAAGGCCAAGCCGAAAAAAGAGAGAAGCAAGTTCAATTCTTTAAACACAAAAATACAAAAGGTAGTGCTGAAAGAAATTATGCGTTGGCTAATCTCGGTGTTCTTGCGGAGTACAGTCCTGAATCTAGTAATGAGCATATCTATGTTATTGGTGAGGAAGATAGCTATAAGCTTGTCATCTGTAAAGAAAAAGATTCAGAAGAAGACTTAGAAATTTTTATTTTAGATAAAGAATATCCAGATTATAACAAATATAAAGACTTAGTAGCATATGCTTTAACAGAAGCTTCTACCGAAACTAAAACTCAAACAATTAAATTATCAGAAGCTTTTATAGAGGGACAAATAATTGGTGGATCTCATACTCATAAAGTAGACCTAGAAGGATCAATGGGGTGGACAACTGAAGATTTTGGCCACAAGCATTTTGTTGAATATGGCCCCGGAATGAATTCACCTTATGTTTCATCTGCACCAATTGAAATAAATGGAATTAGAATTTCACATAGTCATTTTATCCTAATAGACTTAAAGGACTAAATGAAAATTACAAAAAAGATCAAAAATTTAAATACAAATGAAGTGACTTGTAATCTTAATTTAGTTGCTGAAGATCTCTGTCTAATTGACGAATCCCTTGTGGATGACAATGCTTTTATAGCTGCTGGACTAAAGAAACAACCTGATTTGCTTTACGTACAATTTAAACTTGTACATGCAAATACAAATAAAAATAAAGATAACTTCCCAGCAGAAGAATTAAAAAAAGCAGCAAAATCAGCCGTCAATAAATACATAGACTGGGATCATAATACAAAAAAAATAATAGGCACTATTTATTCTTCTAAATTTATTGACCCAAAAGATGATGATCAATTAAATTCTAAGAGTAAAGAAGTGCCTTATATTTTAGCCGAATGTGTAATTTGGAAGGCAGCTAATAAAGACGAAGTTGAAGAAATTTGCAATAGATACAAAAATGGTGATTTAAGTTTTAGT